TCCTCGTTGATCAAGCCTATGGAGATCACCTGAAGTCACTGACTTCAGCTGACCAGGGTGATCCTCACGTTTACCGTGAGATACTTGAACAGAAGGTCTTCTTATCTGTTCTGGACTCCATTAGGTCCGAGGTTACAAAGAATTTTCAAGCTGATTTTACTCGTGGTAGAACTTCCACGAGCGCCAGCTTTGAAGCCACCAGGAACGAAGGTGGCCAACATCAGACTCTACGTGCGATATCTGGTCTCCCAGACTACCCGAGTTTTGATGGTGAACTTTGTAGGATGACTTACACTCCCCGTGGGGGTGTTCGTCAGGAGATGGACTCATTTGGCCACAGCTTGTGGATGAGTCTAAGACGCTCGTCTCACGATTTTCCTGATCGTGTTTTGAATTGTACCATACAAGCTGTCCTCGAGCCCCTTAAGATTAGAATAATCTCTAAGGGTGAATCTATTCCATACTATAGCATGCGCTCTCTCCAGAAGTCGATGCATAGTGCCATGAGGAAGATGGATGCTTTCCGGCTCATTGGTAGACCTCTCTGTCCAACGGATCTAATCGATTTGAAAGAGAAGGCCGATCCTACCGATGAATGGTTTTCAGTTGATTACTCTGCCGCCACTGACGGTGTTTCCTGGGAATATACCAGTCGTATTCTCAAGTACCTTATACAGGATCTTCCCGTATCTGCGCAATCCCGCGCCCTTCGTGTACTTGGGCCACATAACCTCTTCTATCCTAAGAAGGGTGCTAGTGGAACTATTAAGTCTACAGGCTCGAAGGGGCCTAAGACCTCTAAAGTTGTACAACTGGGTATCCAGGAGACAGGTCAACTGATGGGTTCAATACTCTCATTTCCTATACTTTGTCTAGCTAATTTAGGTGTTTACCTATATTCTACTAGATTCCACCAGGCTGATTGGACCTCAAAGGAGCGTCTCCGCCATGTTCTTGTGAATGGTGATGATATGGTTTATGCGGCTCCTCCTGATCTTTGGGAGGACCATATCTACTATGGACAGAAGGTCGGACTTAATATGTCGATCGGAAAGTCTTATCATCATCCTGAGTATTTGAATGTGAATTCTACCTCTATCCACTATGATATCCGTAGTGAATATTCTTCCCCATGGAAGATTAACTTTCTGAATACTGGTCTATTCTTTGGTCAGCATAAAGTTATGGGTAGTTCCGACGACGGCCTCACTATTTCTGGTGAGTGTCTAACCTTCGCGGAGGATGGGAGCATTGATATTAAGCTCCCACCAATTCAAGAGTATGCCTTTGCTCATTACGGTTCTGATCCTCGTAATGGCCTCTGTGAAAATCTTAACACCACTCTTAGTGGTAGCCTACCAGGTCGAGCCTGTAAGCTTTTAAGACGATTTCTTTCTGAACACAGAGAGGCGATTGATGTCGAAACACTAACGCGTTATGGTGGTTCTCTACGACATCGGAATCTCTTCCTTCCGAAGAGATATGGAGGTATGGGTGTTGTCCCCCCTCCAAACTGGCGATTTTCCTTTAGCGATTTCGATCGTATGCTTGTTCATCGTATACAGGAATCCGAACTACACGACAACTGCCTACCATCACGTGGCCCTCTGGCTACGGACGACGTTCATCAGAGCGTCTGGTCAAAATGGCAGTTTGAGGTGGATGAGCCTTTTATTTGGCCCATCAAGGGAAAATGGACGAAGAAGAGGATGACAACTCTCTTCTACCCATCAGGCTTCTACGCTCTAGACCGAATTGTTCTAGAGGAGCCTCTCCAACCAGATCCCATAAAACCGCTTTATCACTACGAGGACTTAACCCCTGCATTGACAGTGCACCACGGTCTCCCCCTATCCTCCACGACCACAGAACTTTCGTGGTTTATCGAGGAGTTTGTTCATGTTACTGATTTGTAGCCATCTTGCCGACCCGGAATGTCGTTAAACTTGTCTATTGGGTCTCTATCCGCTGGCCTGCCTCCAATGTCTCTGTAACCTTGAGAAAGTTACTGTAGTTAGACGCCTATGGGGGCCAGTACACCAAAACGTTTTCGATCTGATGTAAATATTTACGTGCTAAATTGATCAGCTGTCTGACATAAATGCCGAACGACTGCACGGTGTTTAAAGAGATAGAGATGAACAGTCTCTAGTAGCTCTCTAGGTATCCAATGCAAAATAGCAAGATGGTCCCGGCCTCGAACCAGAAATCGAGTGCCAAATCAAAACCCAAAACTCAGCCACGACAGATTAAGAAATCTAAACGTGGTGGCGGTCCACAGACTTATCTCCCTCGGTCCCCCTTGGAGAGAAATCTCGCCAACCTTGCCCCGTTCGCCTTCGGAACTGGACAGCGTCCTAAGCCACACTTTAGGACCGCGAACCCAACCCGTCCAGGGTCGGACGCTCGATTTATCGGGTGTGACTACCTGGGCTCCGTTACGGGTTCGAATTCTGCACCCATTGATAATGTGTATGGGGTTTCCCCCCTATACACAGGAACCTTTCCTAGGTTAAGTGCCGTCGGCACAATATATGGTAAATACCAGTTTAACAGACTGCGTTTTACCTGTGTTGGTGTCGTACCTTCTACTTTTGGTGGAGCCCAGACTGGGGCACCTAAATATGAGGTCGATACCTTGGCTACCTTTTCGATAGCCGAAGCTAGGAATTGTGAAGGTCAAGATACCAAGAAGCTCTGGGAGAACACTGTTGTCGATTTCGATTGTCGAAAGGCCTCTGTTCCATGGTATCTTATTAATAACGGAGGTGATGCCCTTGGTCTCGCTAACTTTGGCGAGTATCATCACGTTATTGACCAGCTTTCGTTCGCTGGAGGTTCTGTCGGAGATCTCTTTTGTGAGTACGACATTGAATTCTGTGAAGGCAAGTCTATAGCCGATCCAGAAGTGGCCAAGAAACTCGGCGTGAGACGAATTGAACTCAAGCCCGATCTAATAGTTTCTAAGGTCGAACCCTATCAAGAAGTCCAGAAGAAGGATTCTGAGAAGAAGGTTAACTTCCCTTCCCCCCAAATTAGTAACAATCAAGTCGATCGTTATGGGGCCTACTTGACTAAGTAAGTCCCATGGTTGACGTTGGCGCCGGCAGTCACTGCCGTAAATAGACTTAAATCTGACTCTTTGTATACCGAGGCATCACCGGTGAACGTAAGGAGAGCAGGCGCAAAGTGCTAGGTACGACCTAGCCATCTACGATCCACGTGATGGGATCCC